CAACTACAGGATCAAGATCTACTCGAATATCCTCATGTTCTCCGCGGTGTCCTCGTCGAAGCCCTTCAGCTTGATGAACCTGTTGGTCTCCTTGAACACCTTCCTGGTGGACATGGTCAGCTTCTTCATCGAGTTGATGGGCTGCACGTCCAGCACGGTGATGTGGTTCTTCAGGATGATGTTGTAGATCATGATCGCCATGGTGTCGGAGATGTTGTAGTCGAAGATGTCCCGGATCTGCCAGAACAGCATGTTGTGGAAGCTCTTCATGGACCTGCTGTTCTGCTTCACCTGGTTCAAGTACCTCTTCATCTCCACCTTGTTGATGTCCATGGTCGCCATCGTGGACTCCGTCACCAAGTGGTCGACCAACTTGATGATGGAGGCCCTCTGGTGGGTGGACATGTCGAGCTCCTCCTTCTCCTCGGTGTCGTTGGACATGTTGATCGCGTCGATGATGGAGTTCAACATGGGCATCGACTCCCTGATGTTGAACTCCTTGGGCACCGACATGTCCTTCCACTCCTCGTCCGAGGAGGAGTCCTCGAACTTGATCCCGATCAAGGAGGAGATGGTGTCCCTCATCTTCTCCATCCCGAAGGCCTCGTTCATGGCCGAGATGGAGTACTTCTCCTCCTTCGAGGCCTCCTCGTTCTCCAAGATCTCGATCCTCTTGATCCAGTTGTTCTTCATCAAGATCTTGTCCAAGGTGACCAGGTCCGGGATGTCGTTCAAGAAGTCCGACACCTTGATGGGGTCGTCGTACAAGTCGTAGATGTTCATGTCCATCAACGTCTTGTTGTCCACGGTGTAGGAGTCCTTCAGGATCATGAACTCCGCCGTCGCGTAGTCGTCCCTCTTGAAGACGGAGTTCCTGGAGGCGGAGATCTGGAGCATCATCTTCCAGTCGGTGTGGCTCCTCTTGATGTACGACCTGAACCTGATGTTCGTCTTGTTGTACTTCACCGAGTACATGTCGCTGACGTTCGCGATGGTCATGAACCTCAACTCCTTCCCCTCGTTCGTGTACTTGAGCATGTCCTTGGAGAACATCGACATGATGTACCTGTTGGCCGGGTCCTTGTCCATGTCGTCCGTCGAGTAGATGTACAAGGCGATCATGTTCTTGATGTGCTTGGCCCTGATCAGGATGTTCAAGTTGGTCCACACCTCGTTCAGGTCCCCGTTCTCCTTGAACTTCTTGTACTCCATCCTCCTGTAGTCCATGGTGAAGGAGTTGGTCCACCTGTCCCTGGACAACGCCGAGATCTTCATCACCCTGGTCATCTTGTTGTCCTGGTTCGTTATCTTGGACATCTCCTCGGTCAGGTACGTGTCGTTGTCCGGGATGCTCAAGGAGATCTTGGTCAAGAACTGCAAGACCGTCTCGTTCTTGTACATCATCTCGTCCTTCCTCTCGTAGATGTAGGACGGGTTGGTCCTGGTCCTGTACATGTTGAGGATGTTCTCCTCCATGTTCCCCCCGTCGTAGAAGTCGGAGATCATGTTGATCTTGACGAACTTCATGGACTTGTAGTTCAAGTCCAGGTAGTCCTTGAACGCCTTGAAGGGGTTGTCCACCCTGTTCATGAAGTCCGAGATGAACTTGAACGGGTTCTTGTACACGTCCTCCCTGCTGTCGGTCTCCGCCATGGACATCAAGTCCTCGAACATCGTGACCACCGAGTTGGAGGAGTCGAACTTCGGGTCGAACAAGTGGTTGAGCAAGTCCTTGGACCTCACGGACGACCCGATGTCGTGGGTGTAGAACCTGATCGTCTTCATGGTGGGGTGGTAGTACTTGTAGGAGATGTTCATCTCCTCCAAGGTGTTCTTCATGTTCAAGTGGTTGTCCGCGACCTTGATCAAGCCCTTGTACATCTCCTTGGCCGACTTGGTTCTGTCCTTGATCCCCATGATGAAGTCCACGAAGCCCCGGAGGTCGACCGAGTACAGCCTCTTGTCGACCTCCATGGTGTCGAGGATCTCCTTGTCCTCCAAGATGTCCAAGTTCTTCTCCATCTTCTTCCTGATCTCCTTCTTCTTCTCGTCCAGCTTCTCCTCGATGTCCACCAACTCCTTGGCCTTGGGGTAGATGATCCCCTTCGCCCTGGACATCTGCAGGGCCCTCACCAAGGAGTGCACCACCATGGTCTCCTGGAACTCGTACTTCCTGTTCATCCCGATGAAGAACTCCTTCGAGAACTGCTTGTAGGTCTTGAAGTCCGTCTCCATCAAGTTCACGTTCAAGGCGTTCCTGTCCATGGCCTTCAAGACGTCCTCCACCTCCATGTTGATCTTGTTCTCGAAGAAGTCCTTCTTCATCTCCTTGAGCTTCTTGTCCAGCTTCGTGGGGAGCTCGAACCAGAACTTGCCCTTGGAGTCCTCGGAGAAGGGCATGACCTTCTTCATCTTGTCGTCGTCCTTCACCTTCTTCGCCCTGTACAAGTTGTCGTAGAACAAGTTCAACTCGATCGAGTTGTACGGGTCGTACATCTGGACCTCCATCCCGTAGATCAACGTCTCGACGGGCATCTTGTTGGGGAAGAACCCCAGCACGTAGGGCAAGAACTCGTCGCTGCAGTTCAACTTCTTCTTCAGGTAGTCGATGACGGTGGGGGTGATCCTGTAGTAGGTCATCAACTGCTTCCTGGCCATCTGCATCATGATGTCCACCGTGGTCAGGTACACCCCGTGCTCCAGGCACCTCCTGATGTTGGAGGCCATGAACACCACGGCCTCCTCGGGGGAGGTGAGGTCGGGGATGGAGTTCGAGTTGTACAGGTCCTTGATCGTGGCCCACACCATCCTCTTCCCCACGGAGAACAGGGAGTTGAACTCCGCGATGATGAAGTTCAAGCCCGACTTCTTCCAGTTGACGTGGATGTTGGACAACCTGTTCAAGAGGTCGAACATGATGATGTAGTTCTTCAAGGCCTTCTCGGACTGGGAGGGGCCCTTGTGGAACAGCATCAAGGTCAACTTGGTCTCGTCGTCCGAGGAGATCAAGGAGTTCTCCCTGATGGACACCCTGTTCACGTCCATGAGGACGTCCTTGGTCACCTCCTCCACCAGGTCGTCCATGACGCAGTGGTAGAAGCTGCTCAAGTAGTGGAACATCCCCTGCCCCATGCCGGAGTTCAACTCCACGACGTAGGCGTTCTCGTAGGACTCCTTCCTGAAGCTCTCGATGCCCTCGGAGAACTCCCTCTCCTCCTTGGCCTTGTTCTCCCACTTCCTCTTCAACTCGTCGGGCACCATCATCTTCTTGGAGGAGAACGACATTATGATGGTCAGCATCAAGTTCTTGATCTCCTCCGGCAAGTCCCAGTTGTCCACGAAGTACATGAAGTTCTCCATGACGAAGCCCGGGGCCCACTTGGAGGCGTCGGCGTTCAAGGAGAAGTACACCGCGCTCTCCTTCTTGGCCCTCAAGACCCTCATGGTCTCCCTCATCTCGGCCATCTTGTCCGACTGGATCTCCGCCCTCGACATGCTCTTGGTCAACATCTCCTTCTCGTGGGTGTTGCACATCTTCTTCGACAAGGCCTCCAAGAACTTCACCATGATCCTCAACATCACCGCCTGGATCAAGATCTCCCTGGGGCCCCCGATCTGGGCCTTGGGGAAGATGGCGAATATCGCGTCGACGGTGTCGAACTTGTTGCACATCTCCATCAACAAGTTGGTGGACAAGTTCTGGACCTGCTCGAACAAGGACAAGAAGGTCCTGGTCTTCTGGATGTTCTTGTTGAACTCCAAGACCTCGGACTCGTAGGGGCCGGACACCAACGAGGAGGTCATCATCATGGCGCTGTTGATGGTCATCGACAGGCTGGACATGATGGCCTCCTGCATCCTCACCTTGTTCACCTTGTTCTTGAAGTACCTCCTGCTCGCGGAGGTGACGAACTTCCTGTCGAACATGTGCAACTCGTCCTTCGAGTTCAAGAACTCGTTCAAGTTCTCCACCTTCCCCTTCGACCAGCTCATGTTCTTCACGTTCTGGAAGTGGATCTCCCCGATCTCCTGCTTGTTGACGATCTGCTTCAGCCTGTGGGAGGTGAACCCCGCCTCCTTGTCGAACAAGTTGCAGAGGTAGATCTCGTCCATCATCAAGGAGAACTCGATGTTCTTCTCCAGGTTGAAGAACGACGGCATCTCGAACCTGTCGTAGTCGTTGCTGGTGGACGTCATCTCGGATATCCTGTCGTGGGTCATCTTCAGCGACTTGTTGATCATGTGCTTGAACCACTCCATCTGGGACATCCTCACGAACGCCTCCCCGTACGTCCAGATGGGGTCGGTGTTGATGTCCTCGATGATCTTGTTCTTGTTGGAGATGTAGGAGGTGATGCTGTGCATCAAGTACCTGTTCAACTGCAAGGACGTGCTGGTCCCCCTCTTGTTCTCCATCAAGATCATCAAGTAGGCCATCATCTCCTTGGAGTTGATGTTGTGGTTCTTGATCGTCCCCCTGCTCATCTCCTTCTCCTTGTCGTAGTAGTTGGAGAACAAGGCCATGGACACCTCCTTCATCTTGGTGTAGTGCCTGATGTCGGTTATGGAGGCCGACAACCACTTGGTGGAGGAGAACTCGCTGTGGAAGTCCGTGTCCTTGAACTTGTGCAAGAACTTGGAGCCGTTCATCAAGATGTTCTTCTTCGGGACGAAGATCTTGAACCTGATCTGCTTCTGGGAGGTCAAGTTGGAGCCCTTCTTCACCATCAAGAGGTAGGAGCCGCAGTTCCTGAAGACCGTGTGGCCCGAGTCCTTGTCGAAGATGTGCCTCCTGCCCTCCAAGTAGGCCAAGTTGAAGTAGATGTCGCTGATCTGCACGATGTACGACCACGCCTTGGTCTTCATCATGTCCAACACCGGCTTGTCGGCCTTCAAGTCCGAGTACATGGTGTCGTAGTTGTAGTCCACGTCCTCCATCATGTTCTCGAACAAGTTCTCGAACATCTGCTTGTCCAAGTTCAGGTCGATCCCGATCCCGTTCTGGTTGTACTCCAACTTGTCCTGCCCCATCTCCTGGTTGAAGTCGTCCTTGTAGTCGAAGGTGGACTCGTAGAAGAGGGTGCCGTCCTCGGTCTCGTTGACGCACCCGAAGAAGTCCGGGGTCACCCCCCTGAAGGAGTCGGGCATGTTGGACATGTCCAACTTGAACAACGGGACCTTGAACAGCTTCTTGATCTTGAAGTTCACGTTGGAGTTGGTGTCCATCCTCTTCTTGAACTCCTTCCTGTACTCCTCGTTCACCTTGTTCTCCAACTTGCTCAAGTCCGGGTTGATGATCTCCTCCATGTACTTCGGCAGGTCGTTCGTGTTGATCTTCGTCTTCATCATGTCCTTCAACTTCTCGATGTAGTGGTCCTCGTCCATCTTGTCCAACTCCCTGAGGTCCTTGAAGAACTCCGTGTCCTTCAACATCACCTTCTCCTTCAAGGTGCCCCTCTTCTGGGTCCTGGACAAGTCGATGTTGTTCGCCTTGATCTTCCAGAAGTTCTGCTTGTTCTCCACCTTCATCTTGATGATCTCCTTGTACGCGGACAACTTGTACTCCAAGTCCCCGAACACCTCGTCGTCCTCGTTCTCGGACATGATCCTGTACTTCTCGTAGTCGCTCATGACGGTCATCGCCAAGTGGATCTCGTAGAGGAAGTTCAACTCCTCCGACAACCTCAGCTTGTCCAGGATCTTCCTGTACTCGGAGGGGATCTGGAACTCCTCCCTGTTGTTGATCTTCCACACGATGGCCTCGGACTTGAACTCCTTGTTGAGGTGCTTCGACAAGCCGCTGGCCAACTCCGAGTACTTCTTGATCTTCTTCTCCCTCGTGTTGCCGGCGTTGGAGGTGGTGACGGCGAAGTCCACCACGAGGTTGTTGTTCTCGTCGATCATGTCGGGCGTCTTGTAGTGGTCCGGGCCGTAGTAGTTGTACTTGTTCTCCACGTCGACGTCGATCTTGGAGCTCATGTCCATGTCCAACTCCCTGAGGCACACCTGGGCGAAGATGTTGTGCCTGGACCTCTCCCAGAAGGTGAACTTCTTGTAGGTCAACTTGTCCTTGATGTTCTCCATCAACGTCGTCCTGTAGTCGGTGAACAAGGAGGCCACGTCCATGTCCTGGAAGTCCCTCTTCCTCAAGAATATCATCTTGTAGAAGTTGTCGATCTTGTACAACTCCCTCGTGGTGTCCTCCGTCATGACCGTCAGCTCCTGCACGGTGGTCACCGACATCGACGAGAACCTGATCTTGAACCCCATCTCCAACAAGTTGGTGTACACCCGGAACTCGGTGGTCAGGGGCAAGAACCTCATGTCCATGGAGGAGGTGTAGGGGTCGGAGGACAAGAACATCCTGTAGTACAAGTTCGGGTCGGTGTCCAAGATCTTGCACTTCTCGAACTTCATCTTGAACTTCAAGGTCTCCATCATGTTCCTCCTGTTCTCCATGTCGACGTAGAACTTCTCCAAGTCGAAGATCGACTCCACCTCGGTCCTCATCGTGAACTCGGCCTTGTACGAGGACGAGATCTCCTTCAGGCCGTACTCCAAGTTGATGTCCATCATCTTGAACCTCTCCACGATGCTGGGCGGGATGTACGTCTTCAAGGGGGTGATCAAGATGTTGTTCGAGTACACCTGGATCTCCAAGTTCCCCCTGTACAACTCGATGGTGTACGTCTGGTCCTTCCAGTACCTGACCATCTTCTCGGTGATCCTGTACTGGCTGTTCTGGTTCACGAACTCCTCCCTCTTGAGCGACATGTTGATGT